TTTACAGGAGCAAGTACAGGGAACCTTACAGTAACAACAGGAACACTTGTAGCAAACTTAGAAGGTAATGTTACAGGCACACTTCAAACTGCAGCTCAACCTAATGTCACAAGTCTTGGAACATTAACAACATTGACAGTAGATGATATAACAATCAATGGTTCTACTATTTCTGACGGTGGCGATATAACAATAGATGCAGAAGGAGATATAACTCTTGACGCAAATGGTGGAGATATTAAATTCCAAGATGATGGAACTGATATATTCTCACTTATAAACAGTAGTAGTGATATTCAACTAAAAGCTGCTGTTCAAGATAAAGACATGATATTCCGTGGAAATGACGGTGGTACTATATTCACTGCTCTTACTCTCGACATGTCTGAAGCGGGTGCAGCTACTTTTAATGATAAGATTATAGCAACAGAATTAGATATATCAGGTAATGTAGATATAGACGGAACATTAGAAGCAGATGCTTATACAGTAGATGGAACAGCACTTAACGAATATATTGCTGATACTGTAGGAGCTATGTTCACAGGTAATACTGAAACAGGTATTTCAGCAACATACGAAGATGGCGATAATACAATAGACTTGGTGGTAGCAGACGTAGCATTAGGTTCAGGAACATCAGGTAACTATGTAGCAGGTGCTACAGCAGGAACAGGTATAGCAGTTAGTGGCTCAGCAGGAGAAGGATGGTCACCAACTATTGCACTTTCCCACTTAGGACTTGAATCATTATCAGATCCTGATGCAGATAAATTCCTTATATGGGACGACAGTGCTGGAGCAACAGCATTTGCAACATTAGGAGATGGTTTAAGTTCAGACGGAACTACAATCAATGGTATTGCAGTATATAATGCTAGTGGTACTAAACTTAACTAGGAGCAATAATGGCATTAGCTAGTAGAACAGATTTAACTGATTACTGTTTAAGGAGACTGGGTGCTCCTGTTATTGATATTAATGTTGATGAGCAACAAGTATCAGACAGAATAGATGATGCCTTACAGTTTTGGAACGAATACCACTTTGATGGTGTAGAAAGAACTTATGTCAAACACCAAATAGTTGGTTCAAAATTAAAACTTACAACTAATATTGCAGAATCATTTCAAAAGAATGAAACTGTAACGGGTGCTACATCAGGAGCTACAGCCGTTGTAGACTCTGTATCAGGACAGTTTATTACAGTAGAACAAATTAAGTCAGGAACATTCCAAGCAAGTGAACAAATAACAGGTTCTGAAACAGGAACAACTGGAACACTACATGCAACAGATCACTACACAGAAGGTGATATAGAAAAAGGATATATACCTGTTAGTAATAATATATTAGGTATAACCAGAGTATTTAATTTTGGTGGAGCAGCAACAAACAATACAAGAGATGGTCAATTATTTGATTTAATGTATCAATTTAGAATGAACGATTTGTACAATTTAATGGGTGCAGATATGATTTATTACTCTGTGGTACAATCTCATTTAACAACATTAGAAAAACTCCTTGCTGGAGAAAGACAAATCCGTTGGAACAGAAAAACAGATAGACTTTATATTGATACTGACTGGGACAAAACTTACAATGTAGGTGATTATATAGTTGCAGAAGCAATGGCTATATTAGATCCAGCAACATATACAGAAGTTTATGATGATATGTTCCTTAAAAAATATGCCACTGCTTTAATTAAAAGGCAATGGGGTGAAAATATGAAAAAGTTCAATGGAATTCAAATGCCAGGAGGCGTAACATTAAACGGTTTAGAAATATACCAAGAGGCAGCACAGGAGATAATAAATATAGAAGAAGAGATGCAGAAAAATTACGAACTGCCTCCATCGTTTATGATAGGATAGTGAGATGCCAACGAATTTTTACTTCCAAAAAGGTGACGGTCAAGGCACAACAAACGAACAAAGGTTAATTGAAGACCTTATAATTGAAAGTTTAAAAATTTATGGCCATGATTGTTATTACCTTCCAAGAACAATAGTAAACAAAGATACAATATTTGACGAAGATCAACTATCTTCGTTTACACAAGCATATCCTATAGAAATGTACTTAGATAATGTACAAGGATATGAGGGTGAAGGAGATCTATTTACTAGGTTTGGATTGGAAGTTAGAGATAGAGCAACTTTTGTTCTTGCTAAAAGACGTTGGGAAGACATGGTGTCTACAAGTGGTGGAACCTTTACCCAACAATTAAGACCTTCTGAAGGTGACTTAATATATTTAGCAAAAACAAAATCATTATTTCAGATAAGATATGTAGAATTCCAAAATCCTTTCTATCAGTTAAACCAAATTTATGTATTTAGATTAGAAGCAGATTTATTCGAATACAGTTCAGAAGATTTGGATACAGGAGTAGCGGAAATAGATGCAATAGAGACATCTTATTCACAAGATTTATTAGAGTTCCAATTACTACAAGAAGATGGAACATTAATATTAAAAGAAGATAGTGGCTCAATTATTAATGAATCATATACAACTAACAAAATGGAACCAGTTGACAATTATGATTTTGATAACTTAGCTACTATTGAAGGTATATTAGACTTTAGTGAGAAAAATCCATTTGGAGAGATAAGTGTTTAAAGACGCAACGTTTTACCACAATCATATAAGAAAGGCAGTTATTGCCTTCGGGACTATATTCAATGATATTAATATTGAAAGGAAAAATAGTTCTGGTGCAGTAGCACAAGCTCTGAAAGTGCCATTATCTTATTCCACTAAACAAAAATTCATGACAAGAATTGCTAGAGTTACAGGCACAGATACAAGAGGCCAAGTAGCAATTTCCCTACCTAGAATGGGGTTTGAGATTGAAGGTTTACAATATGATCCAGGAAGAAAAACTACTGCCATACAAAAGAACAAAGCGATAGGTAGTGGTGATGATACTAATACCGTAAGGATGACATTTAGTTCAGTGCCATATAACATGAATATGGCCTTATATATATTTGCGAAGAATCAAGACGATGGTTTACAGATTATAGAACAGATTTTACCGTTCTTTAATCCTGATTTTAATGTTACAGTTAATGATTTGCCAGAGTTAGGTATTAAAAGAGATATTAAAATAACATTAGATAATGTAGTTTATGAGGATTCATATGAGGGAGAGTACACAAATAGACTTAGCGTTGTTTGGACTCTCAATTTTACAATGAGGTTAAATTTTTATGGCAAAGTGTCTAACGTTGATGTTATTAAGAAATCGATTGCACAAGTATATAACGATCCGAACTTAAATTTAAGTACAACAGATAAAGCAAACAGAGTTAGAGTTTCAACATCTGTTAATCCTATTACAGCAACGGTATTAGATACATATACATTCTTGGAGGAATTTGATGAAGGATGGGAAGACTAAAAATCCTTTTGAAGACTTAGACAAAAAGTTTAATACAAAGGAAGTAACAAAAGCATTAGAAAGTAATTTGCGAAAGACAAAAGAGGATAAAGAATTGCCTGCCGTTACAATATCTAAGGAAGATCAAGACTCGTTAAATAGAAAAAACGAGCAAGACGATTTAGAATATGCTAGATCAATATTGAAACAGGCAGAAGCATACAATGATGAGGCCATACAAGGTATATTGCACATAGCAAGGAACTCTGACCAACCACGTGCATATGAAGTGGCTGGCGGATTAATAAAGAACTTGCAGGATACAGCAAAAGACATGTTAGACGTACATGAAAAGCATAAAAGAATTACTGCCGAAGATCCTAAAGCAAGAAAAGTACAAACACAGAATAATCTATTTGTAGGCAGTACAAAAGATTTATTAAAAGCATTGAAAAATGAGGAGAATGTAATTGATGTTGAAGCGAATCAAGAAGACGAGATTCCACAAAATCATGAAATCAGGCAGGCATCAGAAAGTGTTTACACTGATGGGAGCCAAGAGAGTAACGAAGAAAAAGAATGACACAAGAAAACAACAGTTACCACGGGAATCCGAATCTTAAACCACTAGCATACCAACATGATTTCACAGAAGAAGAAATCAAAGAATATGTTAAGTGTAAGGAAGACCCTGTATATTTTATAGAAAAGTATGTAAAGATAATTACATTGGATAGAGGTCTGCAACCTTTTAAACTATACGACTGCCAAAAGAAAAAGGTAGAGTGTATAATGAATAATAGACGTGTGGTTCTTATGGAAGGACGACAACAAGGTAAAACAGTAACATCAGCAGCATGTATTCTTCATTATACAATTTTCCAAGAAGATAAAACAGTAGCTATTATGGCTAACAAATCAGCAGCTGCAAGAGAAGTATTAAACAGATACCAAATAATGTATGAGAATTTGCCTTTGTGGATGCAACAAGGTGTTAAGACATGGAACAAGGGTGACGTAGAACTAGAAAACAATAGTAAAGTATTAACAGCAGCAACAACAGCAGCAGCGATTCGTGGTAAATCTGTTAACTGGCTATATATTGATGAGGCAGCTATTATACCTAACAATATAGCAGATGAGTTCTTTACTTCCGTTTATCCTACTATTTCTGCTGGTGAAACAACTAAAATTCTACTTACATCTACACCACTAGGATACAATCACTTCTGGAAATTCTGGAATGAATCTGTAGAAGGAGTAAACGGTTTTGAAAACATGTTTATACCTTACTATGAGATACCAGGAAGAGATGAGAAGTGGTTAGAAGAACAGAAACAATTACTTGGTGATGTTAAGTTTAACCAGGAGGTTATGTGTGAGTTCCTAGGTTCAACTAATACATTAATTAATGCACAAACTATACAAAGACTTTCTACAAAGACCCCATTATACAGTAAAGCAGGGTTAGATATATATGAAGAACCACAAGATAATCATTTTTACGCTATTACAGTAGACACATCTAGAGGCATAGGTGGTGATTATTCAGCATTTGTAGTAGCAGATATAACAGAAATGCCATATAGAATAGTGGCAAAGTATAGAGATAATCAAATAGCACCCATGTTATACCCTGATATAATAGGTAAAGTGGGTAAAGACTATAATGATGCCTTTGTATTAGTAGAAGTAAATGATATAGGACAACAGGTAGTTGAAATACTACACCAAGAAATAGAATATGAGAACATATTAAGTGCAGTACAAGAACAAAATAGACAATTTATATCACCTGGTTTTGGTAAAAAGACTAAAATGGGTGTTACAACATCTAAACAAGTTAAAAGACAAGGGTGTTTTGCCTTTAAGTCTTTAATGGAAGAACAGAAATTATTATGTTTTGATGAGCATATCATACATGAAATATCTACATTTACTGAAAAGGGTAATACATATCAGGCAGATGAAGGGTATCATGATGATTTAGTTATGTGTATGGTGTTGTTTGGTTGGTTAACAACCCAGGCTTTTTTCAAGGATATGACAGATATAAATACAAGAGAAGGGTTATACAAACAACAAATGGGTGATATTGAAAGTAACCTTACACCATTTATACGAAACGATGGACATGAACCAGAGTTTGAAGTACTAGGAAACGATGTTTGGTTACTGGAAGATGAATACCACCCAACCAATCTACAAAAGAAACTTAAGAATCTAATTAATTCTTAACGTATATACAGTAGTATATACAAAAATGAAGGTGTAATTACCTATATGTATAAATAGTTGCGATGATAAAATTTAAACTGTGTCATTCATAAAATAAATTAAACAAGGAGAAACTCATGGCATTTCAGCTATCACCAGGTGTAAACACAACCGAGAAGGACCTAACCAGTGTTGTACCTGCAGTCGCTACTTCAGTAGGAGCGCTTGTAGGAAACTTCCAATGGGGACCGGTTGAGGAAATCACCCTAGTAAGTTCAGAGAACAATCTCGTTGATAACTTTTTTGAGCCAAATAACGATACTGCAACGGACTTTTTCACAGCAGCATCCTTTTTGGCGTATGCAAACAGTCTGAAATTAGTCAGGGTCGTAGACGATACTACTGCTAAAAACGCTGTATCAAGCGGAACAGCTGTAATCGTTAAAAACGACACTCACTATGATAATAATTATGGTTCAGGTGAAGGTTCAGTAGGTATGTGGGCTGCTAAATATCCTGGAGCTTTAGGAAACTCTCTTAAAGTTTCATTTGCAGACTCTACAGATTATGATACTGATTCCGTAGCAAGCACAACAATAACAGCAGGTGGATCAGGTTATTCATCAGCAACTGTTACATTTTCAGCTCCGGGCGGAACTGGAGTAACAGCAACAGGTACAGCCACATTAAGTGGCGGAGCAGTAACAGCTATCACTATTACAAATAGTGGTTCTGGTTATTCCTCAGCACCTACAATTACTATTGGTGGAGACGGCAGTGGCGCTACAGCTACAGCTACACTAACAGCAAGTGGTTGGGCTTACGCAGACAATTTTGATGCCGCACCTAAAACTTCACTTAATGTCGGAGTTGCAGGCGGAAGTTTAGACGAGCTACATATTATAGTAATTGACGAAGACGGCTTATTCACAGGCGTAGCAAATACAGTTTTAGAAAGATTCCCAAATGTTTCTAAGGCATCAGACGCTAAAGGTATTGACGGTGGTTCAATTTACTACAAAGACATTATTAATAACCAATCCGATTACATCAGATGGATGGATCATCCAGCTGGCGACTCCACTTGGGGTACAACCGGTGTTGGTACAACATTCACATCAGCACACACTTCAGCAGAATCTACTGTTTCACTAACAGGTGGAGTATCAGACAATCCTGATAGTGCAGATTATCAAACAGGATGGGCTCTTTTCCAAGACTCAGAAACTGTAGACGTTAATTTGCTAATGACTGCTGGTCTAGGTAACTCAGATATTAAGTGGGTACAGGACAATGTAGCATTTGGTCGTAAAGACTGTGTATCATTTAGTTCACCACAGAAAGCATCTGTAGTTAATAACTCTGGTTCAGAAGTAACAAGTATTACTACTGATAAAGCAGCTAATAGAGCATCAAGTTATTGTGTACTGGACGGAAACTGGAAATATATGTATGATCGTTATAACGATCTATATAGATGGGTACCATGTAATGGCGACGTTGCAGGACTATGTGCAGAGACAGATAGAACTAACGATGCTTGGTGGTCACCAGCAGGTTTCAACAGAGGGTTACTAAGAAACGCTGTTAAATTAGCGTGGGACCCGACAAAAGCTCAAAGAGATGAATTATATAAAATTGGTGTAAACCCAATTATTAATTCACCAGGAAACGGTGTCGTACTGTTTGGAGATAGAACTCTATTAGGACAACCAAGTGCGTTTGATAGAATCAACGTTAGAAGGTTGTTTATTGTATTAGAGAAGGCTATTTCTACAGCAGCTAAATTTCAACTGTTCGAATTCAATGATGCTTTTACAAGGGCTCAATTTGTTTCAATGGTAACACCATTTTTAAGAACAGTTCAAGGACGTAGAGGTATATTCGACTTTAAGGTTGTATGTAATGAAAGCAACAACACAGGTCAAGTAATTGACGCTAATGAATTTGTTGCAGACATTTTCATTAAACCGGCAAGAGCTATTAACTTCATTCAATTGAACTTTATTGCAACAAGAACTGGCGTATCTTTTGATGAGATCGGTGGTTAACTTATAAATAAAAGGAAATAGGAGAACACAATGCCAAGCATTACAGATTTTAAAGGCTCGTTAGCCGATGGTGGCGCTAGGCCCAATCAGTTTAAGGTTCAACTTACTTACCCAACCGGCGTAGCTGGTGGTGTAAACCAAGGTAAGTCAGAGTTCCTAGTAACTGGAGCGGCTTTACCGGCATCAACCGTTAATCCAGCAATAATTCAATACAGAGGTAGGGAAGTTAAATTCGCAGGTGAAAGGATTTTTGATCCTTGGACCATTACAGTCGTTAACGATTCAGATTTTAGTATCCATAAAGCTATTGAAAACTGGATGGAAGTGATGAACGAGAAAGAAGACAACAGTGGAGAAATCCAGTGGCAAAACTATACCGTTCCTCTAACGGTGGATCACCTAGATAGAAACGACAATGTTATTAGATCGTACACTTTGGAAGATGCATTTCCGATTAACTTATCAGAGATTGCACTACAATTTGCACAGAACGATATCATTGAAGAGTTTACTGTTACATTCCAGTATCAGCATTATCTAGTAATATAAGCCTAACGTTGGAGGCAGTTCTAATGATAGGGCTAGAAACGTAGAGAAAGATTATGGATATATTTGGGTTTGAAATAAAACGGAAGGAGCAGCCACAAAGCGAGAAATCGTTTGTGGCTCCAACCGAAGACGGTGCAATAGAGTCGATTCGTGCTGGTGGTTATTATGGTACCTACATGGATTTGGAAGGTATCGCACAAACCGAAGCAGAGTTGATCAAAAGGTATCGGGATATTGCCATGATGGCAGATGTCGATACAGCAATAGAAGATATAATAAATGAATCTGTTGCACAATTGGAGAACGAATCTCCCGTCGAACTTAACTTAGACGATGTAGAACTATCGTCATCAGTTAGAAAATCAATCCAAAAAGAATTTGAAGAAATAAAGAACCTCCTGGACTTTAAGGAAAGAGCCCAGGACTACTTTAGAAGGTGGTATATAGACGGACGTATATTCTTCCACAAGGTTATAGACCTTGAAAATCCTAAACAAGGGATGACAGACATTAGGTTTATTGATCCCAGGAAAATTAGGAAAGTCCGTGAAATTAAGAAGGAAAAGAATCCTTCAGGCATACAGTTTATTAAAGCGGTAGAAGAGTTTTTTATATATAATGAGAAAGGTGTAACTCAAAAACCTGGACAGTATGTAGCCCCTGAGAATCAACAGGGATTGAAGATTACTAAGGATGCAATAGCATACTCAAGTAGCGGTTTGGTAGATCACGATAAAAACATACCTTTATCTTATCTACATAAGGCAATTAGGCCGGCAAACCAATTAAGGATGATGGAGAACGCAGTAGTTATTTACAGAATTACTAGAGCTCCAGAGAGAAGAATTTTTTATGTTGATGTTGGTAACTTGCCAAAGTTAAAGGCAGAACAATATCTAAAAGACATAATGGATAGGTATCGTAATAAATTAGTTTACGATGCCAACACAGGCGAAATTCGAGATGATAAGAAGTTCATGTCTATGTTGGAAGACTTCTGGTTACCTAGAAGGGATGGCGGAACAGGAACACAAATTGATACATTGCCAGCAGGTCAAAACTTGGGGCAAATAGAAGACGTAGAATATTTTCAACGTAAATTGTATCAAGCATTAAACATTCCTGTATCACGTCTAGAACAACAGGCTGGATTAAATTTTGGTAGAGCAGCTGAGATAAATAGAGATGAGATGAAGTTTACAAAATTCATCATCAAACTAAGAAGAAAATTCTCAGTATTGTTAAGCGATCTTTTAAGAACGCAGCTTTTACTAAAAGGTGTTATAACAGAACAAGATTGGGAAGATATTAAAGACGATCTTGAATATGAATTTGCTACTGATGCCTACTATACAGAATCTAAAGAACAAGAGATTTTACGAAGTAGGGTAGAAGTATTAAACGGATTAGCAGCATATATAGGAACATTTTTTAGTAAGCGCTACATTCAAAAGAATGTTTTAATGCTTACAGATGAGGAAATTGATACTATTGAGACTGAACTATTATCAGAACCACAGTATCAAAGACAATATCAATGGAGTCCATTAAGTGCAGTCCAACCAGACGCACCACAAGGACCCGAAGGAATGCCAGGAGAAGGTGTACCGGAACCTGGCCCAGATAATGGAGCATAAATAATATGACAGAAGAACAAAAAACTGAAGTGGAAATTAAAGATATGTTAGACAACATGATCCAACAAAATGGAGATGATGTTCAAAGTAACTTTAATGATTTAATGAATCAAAGAGTTAACGATGCGTTAGATCAAGCTAAAGTGGAAAAGGCACAGGATATATTTAATAATACATTAAATCCTGATGGTGCAAGCCCCGAAGAGTTTGATAAAATGGGGTTGACCCCAAACGAGGAACCGATGGGAGAGATACCTGATCCGGTTGATGTTAATTTAGAAACAGGTGTACCTGTAGATAAGGAAGAAACAAATGAAAACATATGAAGATTTTAGAGCAGGTGTAATTACCGAAGCATCTGTTGATGGTGTAGCTAAAGGCTCACTAGAAGGCGATAAACACATGTGCGCAAGTAAGATATTCAAAGAAGGTTTTGGAGAAGGTAATACTATTATAGGCGAACATGCTGTTCCAGACCAATTTGGACGCGTTTCATGGTATAAAGTAATGTTTGAACACGGTATAGAAACAGTTGATGTGAATGATCCTGATGTTGAAATTGTAGAGGCAGGTTCTCATGGGAATCATGCTAAAAAACCAATAAGAAAATACTAATTTAAAAAGGAAAAGAAATGGCAGTCACAGTAAATAACTTAAAACTAACCCAAGTCCAGGGTGTGGTTAGTGTTAGGGGGACTGCAGCGACAGGCACAATTGATCTTAGTGTTACACTAAAGAAGTCAACTGAAACGCAAAGCTCCCCAACAGTAAACATAAAAGGGCTACATTGGACATTATCAAGTGGCGCTAGCGCCAAGGTGCAAAGAAACTCCGTCGTATTATACGAGCTCATGGAGTCTGGCTCATTGGACATGTACGGTTTTGCCGACAATTCAGAAAACACATCAGATATAGAAGTAGTAATCGCCGGGGGAGCAGGCGGAACTGTTATAGTAGATTGTGCTAAAGTTTCTGGATACGGTTCACAACAACACCAAGGTGCTGACGGCGACTTAGGATAAGGAGAGGACAATGAAACTTATTAAAGAATTTAACGAGAGTATAACATACCTCACAGAGGAGACAAAAGATAAAAGTAAACCTAATGTGTTTATTGAAGGTGTCTTCTTACAATCAGATTTAAAAAACAAGAACGGTAGAGTTTACCCTAAAGAAATAATGCAGCGAGAAGTGCAGCGTTATGTAAATGAGAACGTTAAAACTAAAAGAGCTTATGGCGAATTAGGACATCCTGATGGACCAACAGTTAATTTAGATAGAGTATCTCACATGATTACATCTCTTAGGGAAGACGGTAATAACTGGATTGGTAAAGCCAAGATAATGGATACACCAATGGGCCGTATTGTTAAGGAACTCATCAGCGAAGGTGCTCAGCTAGGCGTAAGCTCTAGAGGACTGGGCTCACTCAAAGAGAGAAACGGCATAAATGAAGTACAAGGTGATTTTATGCTGGCCACTGCAGCAGATATTGTTGCAGATCCTAGCGCTCCAGACGCTTTTGTTAGCGGAATTATGGAGGGCAAGGAATGGGTTTTTGTTAACGGGAGATGGACTGAACAAGACGTTGAAATAGCACAGGATACTATTAGACGAGCGTCTGGATCGGAGCTAGAAGAGCAAAAATTAGCTGTTTTTAGTAATTTTCTAGACAAATTATCCAAATTCTAAACCAAAAACTATATAAATATAAATAGTTTATTAGATTATATAATTAAATATTTAATCCGACTTAAAAAAGGAGTAAGACATGGGAGTAGAATCCAAAATCAGAGAACTTCTAGAAGGCAAGTTACAAGACGAGTCTGTAGAAGTGCTAGATGAGGCTATTGCAGGAGACCAACAACCGCCTAGACAAGGTAGTTCAAGTACTGCTAATTTGCCTACATCTTCAGCGGACGCACATCGTCCGTTAGACAAAAAAGTTGGTGATGCTACCCCTCCATTACAAGGTTCATCCAACCCAAATCCTGAACAGCAAGACCTAAGCGGGTCTAGCAACCCAGAAGGTGGGTTAACAAGCCCTGTTGGAAAAGCAGCATCAAGTAATGCTTCTAAAGCACCTGGCCTAGAAGGCGCAGGCGCTGGAAAAGCTCCTAACTTCTCAGATGCAGAAGATCCTAGAAGTGTTGTTGGCCAATCAAGTTCACAAGGTAACAGAGGTCCTATAGGCGAAGACGAAGAAGTTGAAGCCGAAGAGGAACAAGAAATTCTTGATTCAGAAGTTGAAGAAACTGAAGAACAAGAAATAGTTGCTGAAGAAGAAGTTGAAGAAGGCGACGACGTGGAAGGTGACGATGAGGAAGAGGAAGAAGGTGGCGATGAAGAAGAGCTAGAAGAAGAAGTTGATTCTGAAGAAGAAGAAACTGAAGAAGAAGTTCTATTCGAAGAAGACATTGCTAACTTATTTGCCGACGAAGAGCATCTAAGCGAAGAATTCAAAACTAAAGCAGCCGGCTTATTTGAAGCAATAGTAGTTTCAAGAGTTAATTCAGAGATTGAAGAAATCGAGAAGGAACTTGTTGAATCAGCTAATGTTGAATTTGAGAAGGCTAAGGAACAACTCATAGAAAACATTGACAAGTATCTGTCTTATGTTACAGAACAGTGGATGGCAGAAAATGAGCTTGCTGTTGAGAATGGGATTAGAAATGAAATCACTGAGAGCTTTATTAAAGATCTTAGAGAGACATTCCAAAATCATTACATCGATGTTCCTGAAGAAAAATTCGATGTATTAAAATCTCAGCAAGACGAAATAGACGAGTTAAAGTCCAAGTTAAACGAGGAAGTTAACAAAGCTGTTTCTATCAGCGAAGAAAGGGAACAACTACAAAAGGAAAAAGTTTTCCGTTCCGTGGTTGACGATCTAGCTGAAACTGAAGTTGAAAAGTTTGCATCACTTGTTGAAG